AACGGTCGATTCCGTATAACCATCGTTACCTGCAACAAAACGCTGATTGTATGCGGTTGTGTTTGTTGAAGATGTGATATTTACAGCGGTATTTGAGACCGCGTTTGTGCGATCATTTGCCCACCAAACATACTTGGATGTATTATTGATTACGGTCTTGTAATAAATTGAAGCACCATCAAAAGACTGTGCATCAGTTGCGCGTGAGAGATTTGGGAACACTTCAAGGATTGTGTTAGGTGTTCCGGTGAATAGACCACCAGCGTCAACAACTACAGCATGAAGTGTATCAATCGCTGCTGTATTACCAAAGTTTGTATTCCAGTAAGATGAAGTAGGAGCAGCGGAAACAGATGAAGCAAATTCCCACTTACGAGCAACACCAGTTACGCTGTTGGCAGTAAATGCTGTTCCTAGAGCGAATGGAGACGTGAAGTTAATTGTTGCAACAGCGGCAGAAGGAGTTCCAACAGCGGAAATCTTCATTACCTGTGTTCCGATTGATGAGTTGCCAACCGTAACAAGATCACCAACAGAAAGGTTTGCAACAACCGAGGTCAACCAAGTATTTGCATTGGTGTCGATCAATCCTGGATTCTGGCTTAGTGTTGCAGTATTAGAACCAATTGCAAAAGCAAATGTTGCATTACACTGCTGGTTGGCTGTGTTGACTAATGACACGTTTGAAGCATAGACAGTGGCATTATCGCAAACGCTGATACGCAGTGAGCTACCAAGAACGCCAGGGTATTTTGCAATATACTGGACAGCAGAATCAAAAGATGCCTTATTGTCGTAGTCAGAACGATTCAAAACAACCTGAGCAATATTAGCGGTTGGTGCTGATGTTGAGTTTGCAAAAGCACTGATTGCACCATTTGTCAGTGTTGCGTCTGTGGTGTTTGCAGTTCTTACAACATAAAGAGCAGAGCTATAACCGAGGAAGCTGGCGGCAGTGAACCATGTTTCAGGGTTTAATGATGTTGGTGTGCCGAAAAAATTAGCAAGATCATTTTCGTTAGTTACTAGTATAGGTTGATTTACTGGACCCCAACGAAACACACCGGCAATCGCGCCAGTTGATGTTGAAACAGCAGGCACAATCGTTGTTAGATCAATCTCACTAACATTTACTCCGGGACTTAATTGAAAAGCCATTTTACTCTCCTTCCTGTGGAATGGGTATTAAACTTGTTTTATTCTATTTATAAAAACTCGTTTTCCACTTCATCACTCATCCAAGTTCTCATAGGTCTTTGATCTATAATGTCTTCTAAGGAACCACCATAATCCACAAACCCAAACGGAAGCATGTCGTTAATTACATCTTCTTCTGACTTTTCTCTCAATCTAGCTAAAGTATTTATGTCTGTAATATCTTTGAAATATGATTGATCTGAAAGCCAAGCGAATAGCACAAGACCCATAACCATATCGTCATGTTTTCCTGGCTCCGCTTGGTAACTTGCTCCCTTTTTAGAGAACGTAGCAAGTTCGCTGATGGTATTAAAATCGTTCACCACAAGTTGATTTTGCTCAATCAACAATTTTAAAATCGAACACCCAACGGACTTAACGATCTTTGTGGTCATGATGCCGCGATCAATATTACTACCGAATCCTGTAGTAATTCTCTTTCCAAGACGACCAGCAGATTCTGTAAACAAAATATTATCATATTCAAAATCATAATGAAGTGAAGTAGCAACTTGTTCTCCGATATCATTGATTTCCACCAACGTAGCGGCATTGTTGTATGACTTAGCCACCTGAAATACAATCGAAGCATAATCGATGGGAGTGACCATATTATTTCTATAAACACACACTTGTTCGTATGGCATTGATGTAACGTCTATAATACTGAATGCGGAATAGTCTAGACCCTTACCTCTCGAAACGTCAACGATACATGTATACACATGATGCTGAACCGGATGCTTATAGAGTGTTAAACCTTCCTTTTGTTGAATTGGGCTTTGCGGAACAAGTTCTTTAAGTTTCCAACCAGCAATCAATGTGCCAGAAGAACCAAGGAACTCAACCTCATATTCCTGCGCGAACTTTTCTGTGTCAAAGTTCATAGAAGCAAGGGTATCATTTTTCCATTTTTGATCACGGCCAGGAACGTCATTCCACAATACCTTAATTGGTTTGTAGCCGTTTTTACCTTCGTGTGCGTTATGCCATATCTGATAGAAGTGGTTCAGACCGTTTGGTGTTGAAACCAGAACGACCTTTGTTGATAGACCAGAAGAAATGGTAGGATAAACTGAGGTGAAGAAAGCATCCCAGTTTTCAATGAACGCAGCTTCGTCAATAAACAACATATTGATCGAGAACCCACGAATGTTATCAGACGATGTTGCAGAAGCTATAACACGGGAATTGTTTTCAAGAACAAACGAACCCTTATTCCATTCTACCACGCCCTGCTGCAACCACTTTGGAAGATGCTGGTATGCTAACTGAATTTTACCAAGAATTTCTCGGGCCGTTTCTCCTTTGTTGGCAAGCAGAGCTACAACCTTTTCAGAGTTGAATAGAATATACCAAAGAATGAATCCACAAGTTGTTGTAGAATTATGTGAAAGAATATCACCAGTCCACAAACGGTGATCATCACTACACACAGTTATATCAAACATGTTTTCTTTTTTTGTCAAAAGTTGTTCGACCGATTTTACCTTTGATGGTCCTAAGCGTGTCATTATCAAAGTTGAATCTGGGACGCAATCTTTTACAAAAATTTCATTAAAATTCTGATCGAATACTATGTGAGTATCCGCGCATAGTATTTTAGCACCATTTTCTGTTACAATTTCCCACACTTCGTATTCGATGGTTTTATGAATGGAAGAAATTGGTTGCCAGTCGGAGTCTGTATCAATTTCCCAATCATCAACATCAAATGATTCTATAAATTTTCTTTCTACTTGGTCAGAAAGTTTAAACATTTTTCTATAATTTCCTCTGGTTGGTTTTTATAATCATTTTCATTTATGTGTAATATTTTATAACCACCTTTTTCTAAAATATTTTCACGAATTTCTTCTCTTGTTTTGTTACCTCTTCCGGTCACACCATGCCAATAAACACCATCAAATTCTATTATCTTTTTCTGAGAATTGTCTAGAAAATCAGGCAATATCAATTTTTCTAAGACAATCCTGTATTCATGATTTTTACCAGTGATATCTTTTTCTTTATTATCATCCAGTTCTGCGAAATATATATTTTCTAGACTAGGCAATTTTTCAGATATTTCCCAAAACAGCTTCTGAGATATTTTCGAAAAATTTGTTTTTTTGAAATTTGTATTCCATTTTTCCTGTCGTGCCAACCATCTTTTATGACCTTCTTTTTCACCAAATTTTTCAATGCATATATCCAATGAAAAAGTCCTTTGTCTTTTGGCTAATTCTTTTTCGGCATTTTCATAAGAATAATTTTTATCCAAATAATATTCTATTTTTGTTGGGTCATTTTGGGGGTTGCTTTTTCTCGTTTTTTTGGCTTTCATTATGACAGAATTTCTTTTTTCTTCTTCATGATATTTGAATTTTTTCGAAAATGGTGATAGTTTGCCATTATGATTATATCCTGGATTTTTTTCCCCACATACCAAACTACTCATTTTTTCTTTATATATTTCACATGCAGTTGGTTTATTATACTTGGTGCGGTATTCATCAGTGGTCATGTTATGTGAAACAAGATGACCTGATAAAGCGGCTGCATGGAATCCACAGATAGCACAGATCACATAATCCACTCGCTCATTCATACCAATATATTTTTCTTTGCTTTTTTTAATATTGTTCCATATATCTCGACAAGGAATTGAGCACCAAAAATTATTTTTACGTTTTTGATTGAATTGTTTGTCGCATTGATTGCATTTCATAGAACTCACCTATCGTAGTTTTTAAAATTTGACCAGTTTTTTTATTTCTGATCCGTATAGGAGTATTTATACAAAAACATTTACCAGCCTGTCGAGCCGTTCCGATAATGGTATAACGTTCGTCTGCCATTGAGCGAAGCATGTCACGCTGATAGTCATATGGATGAAATGGAATTAATCCTTTGTCAACGTTAATGATCTTCATGTATTTTTCGACGAAATATATAACGTCCTTGGAACATTTCATATATTCTTCAACAATCTCTGGTGTCCAATTAACTTCAACACCGGATTTTTTTAAAAGGGGATTTCCAAGGTAAGATTTAAAATTATTAATTACTGGATCGGTCATATTATTTCCTCATATCCTCAATCATTTTTTGCAATTCTGCTGTGCTTCCCACGAATAGATTGTTTGTGACTTTCTTTTCGCCGCTATTTGTTTCGGAAGCCTTGGTTATTTCTTTAACTTTTTTCTGAATGTCTAGCATCTTTTCGGAGGCGTTTGTTACGGTATCCATAAGTTTTGCCAGCACTTCAAACGCTCTTGGATTTTGTGA